CGGAATTGGCGGGGTTAAAGACGCCTTGTTCAGCCATGCGCTACCGTCTCTTTACCGGCCTTACTCTGGCTGTGCTTGGGCTGTTTAAACGTGAACAAGACCTCCGTGCCTGACAGGTAGTTGATGGTGCCGTCACGCAACTGCTCGACCTCTGTAATGCGGAAGTCGCGGCTGGCTTGGTTGAACATACGCGCCCGGCGCAACGCCAGACCCTTGACCGACTTCCCGTCCACAACGGCGGTGTCGAGGGTTTCGCGTAGGATTGCGCCCACATTCCCGCTTGAGACGGCCTTGCGTAAGTTCGGGAACGACAGGACGTTGTTGACGCCAACCGTATAAGACATATCGACAAGCGCGGCTTGCACGTTGGCGCGTAGGGTGCTGAAGCCCGGCATACCGTCAGTGAGTGCCGCGCTGTCCTCGCGGACGGCTTCGTTGCGGGCTTGCTCATCGGTCAGGGCGCGGCCCTTCTTACGCTCAATCTCTTTCTTGCGAACCTCTGTGATACCACCCTCGCCTGTCGGTATCCCGGTCAGGGTGTCGCCCGTGCCTTCGTTGGCGATAAGCTGGCTCTGAACCATATCAATAGCTTGCTCTGCCGGGGCGAGAGGAATTTTAACGGCCACACTACCCGGTGCCGGGTCTGTGTCCTCAAACTCTGGCTCACCTTGTAAAATTTCAGTCTCCGCGTCAGCGGCGAGTTTCTTCTGAAACTCATCCGTGGCGTCCGTGGCGGCGGCAGTATCGTCCATCGTGAGGTTAGGCGCTTCTGTCGGTACGTCATCGGACGAACCTTGTTCGCCGCCCGTCTGGTCGAACGCCCGTTGCGGTAGGTCGATCAACACCCTACCGTCAGTCGGGTCTTGGTCCGCGCCCTCCTCAACCGGAGTGGGCGGCGGGGTGAAAGCCTGTTCCTTGGTGTGTTGTTTGAAGTCTGTAACCTTACCGTCCTTGTCACGGGTTACGACAGCGTAAGTGTCAGACTGGGGGTCATGCTCCGTCTGTGTGCCGCCCGCAATTTGTTTGGTCGGTGCCAAGTCGCGCTTGCCCGGCAGACCCGGTGTGATCTTACCGTTGCTGATTATGCTGTTCGGCAGGGTCTTCAATCCTCTGGTCGCCGGGATTTGCTTGTTCACATAATCGCGTATCGCAAGGTCCGCGAACATATTGACCTGTTCGTCCCGGCCTTCTGTCTGGTCTGACCCGCTGGCTATCTGCCCACGGTCAAGGTACTCGTTGAAGCGCCGGGCGATATTAACGTGCGCCGACTTGCTGAGTTTGTTTGTCTCAACGTGTTTGTTCACACGGTCCATACCCACGTTGAAAGGGGTCTGGTCGAATATCTCAACCCAACTCGTACCCGCGTCCTCTATTTTTCTCTGCATAACTTCTTCAACGTTCTTGATATAACGGTGTCCGTCACCCTTTGTTACGAAACCGTCAAGCACAAGTTGGGTAGTCTCTGTTTGGAACGTCAACAATTCTTCCATGCTTGAGGTGGAAGTCCGTTTCTTGTTCTTCAACTTGACGCTCAATTCCTCGTAGCGGGAGAACAAGTCGGAACTGGCGTTTGATTTTTCTTCAATGGTTCTAACCGGGCGGTCACGGTCAATCGCCATCTTCTTAAACATATTCCTGATTTCAGGACTAAGTCCCGCGCTGGCGGCTTCAACCTCTTGCGGTGTGCCTTGGCCTGTCGCCAACTCAAACGCCTTACTGTGGGTCTGAGAAGCGGCGGCAAATTCTTCCATTTTTTGTTTTTTGTTCAGGCCGTTTATCGCGGTCACAAGATCACCCTTGAGTTTAAACAACTCGTCCGGTGGAAAGCCTTTCAACTCGCCAGCCTCTAGCCGCCTAAGACCTTCTATCGGGTTCGATACAAGCCCGTCCATCGCTTGTTTGCGAAACTCTGGCAACATCCTCGTCACCAACTCTTGCTGGCCCGCCGCGCCAATGGTGGTGTCGATCAACGCCTCTTTGAGTAAGTTCATACCCTGTTGGAGATTGATCGTCCCGTTGTGTAGTTGTGCGCCGATACCCTTACCAATGACGTTGACGTTGTTCAGATCACCCTTGACCATGCTCTGCGCTTGGAACTTCATGGCAGAGGTCAGGTTGGAAGTCCGCGCCGTGCCTATAAGACCAGCAAGCGCGTTCTTCTGAACGTCATTCATTCCTTCGGTCAGCTTGGAGATACCCGCGTCGAACGCCTGTTGAGACTGTTCGTAGTGGCCGGGTGCACCAATCGGTGCCGCCATTCTCCGCGTAATTTCGTCTTGCTCAAAGCCCAACTGAAATTCAGAGAAGGACGCCCGCGCTGAAGTGATAGCGCGTTTGTCTTCGCGCTGTCTGAGGACACCACCGAACTTTACTATGTCGGACCCTAAACTGGCTAGGGCTTGCCCGCCGCCGCCTTGGTGCGCGGCGGTTTCCATACCGCTGTTGGTCGGGCCAGCTACACCTTGTGGCGCGTCGAATGAAGTGAATTTTGCCATTCTTTAAGTCCTAAGAACCAACGGTGAGCCTGTGCCGCCGCCGCCCGAAACCGGGTTGAAGTTGCCGGGGTTGAATTGGATAGTAGACCCCGCCTTATCAGCGGAGCCAGCACCCAAACTCGCCGCACCCATTAGGATTGACGAGAAAGCGCCGAACACGGAATTTGACTTGGCGTTCTTACCTCTTGCGATTTCGCTCTGCGCCCGGTTCTCAAAACCTATGGCCTCGACCTCGCCCGCGTGGACGAGAGACTGAATAGCCAATTCCTCCTCAAGCGCCGTGTCCTCAAGCAAGTCGATCTTATCAGGGTCAAGGGCGCGGTTCGTACCAGCGCGTTTACCAGCAAGCCGTCTCTGGCGTTTGGCGTTCTCGTTCGCCGCCAGCCGTGCGGCGTTGGCGTTCTGGAACAGCACACCAGCGTTTCGGTTCGCGGCTCTCTCTGCGTCCGCACCCTGCTTTAGCTGACCGATAACGGACATCGTGGTTCCGATAACGGTAAGCGCGATTGTGGTATAGCCGCTCATATCATCTACCTGTTATCACTACAATATCGTTCTCAGGGTTATTATGGGAACCCAACATATCAACCTCGTCTGTAAACTCCGCTTCCGCTTCCTCGACTGTCTTGGCGTCTGTGGCAAAAAGCATCGTGAAGTCGCTGTCCCGGTGGGCGAACACAATCTGCTTACGCCCTGCGCGGGCGGGCGTGACGGTATGCCCGATAAGGTCAACCTTCCCCGCCCCGGTGTAAATCGTTAAATGCCCGCTCGTAACTACGGTGGTGTCAATCTTAATCAAAGCGCCCACGGTCACAGAACTGGCGGGCATCTGCATAGTACGGCTGTAAATCCCGCCGTGTAGAACGTGGTGCGTTTTCACTTGACACTGAGGTTGAGCAAGGGCTTCAGCCTCAAACTCTCGCACGGCCATAAGCGCGTCTGCGCTCATCGCCGGGATAGCCCCTTGTGTGGTGGTTAAGTCCGTCATTGTAGTGACCTGAAGAATACTTGGTTAGCCGCCGTGTAGCCAACCTTCGGCATGACTTCAGCCAGCTTGCTACCGTTCGGAGAACTGACCAGTATACCCACCGCACCCAGCGTGGTTGCCAAGCGTTCAGCTTCCCGCAACAGCATCAACCCTGCACCGCCTTTACGGTGTTTAAACCCTACGAAATAACTTTCGGTGGTGGCTACCAACTTACCGTAGTGCGGCAGGGTATTAACTAACAGGTTCAGGAAGCCGACCATGCGGTCATCATCATACGCACCGAGAACGTGCATTATCCCGGCGTCCTCAATCTGTTGGTAAATCGCTGGCTGGCAGACAGGTTGCGGCATACCGTTCATGGCGCTTTCTTCGCAATACTCATCGAACAGAGTGGTGAAGTCGGGGTCATCGAAAGCCTGTTTAAACGTGATGCGGATTACCTCTGTCACGGGGTTATCCTCGCATATAGCGCACAGTCCCGTCCGTCAGGGCTGTAATGCTTCATCCGTTCGCACTCCATTTCAAAGCCCAGCATTTTGGCCCAGCGGTGCGCCGCTGGAAAATCGCAATCGACGGTCATTTCAATGCGCCTGATGTGACAACCATCCAAGAATTTTTTAACAACACGGTGGCCCTTGAGGAAGTCTTGGGGCGTACTCTTTGCGATAAACGCCCAAGCCATTGCGCGGCCCATCCACAAAGGTAGAACACCCGCCGCGCCGATAGGTTTACCATCAGAGAAAGCCGTGTAGCCGGGTGATTGCTCAAGCCCCACACCCTCCTCTAGCGTGACCCAATTACTCAAGTGCGCTTGCATGGATTGTAACTGTATGGCGGCGAGGTGTTCTGCTTTGAAAGGTACAACTTCAAACATTATGATCTATCCTGTGTTTCCATCTGGGGCATGATTGCCTCAATGGTAACAGGTAAGGGGTCGGTCTGCCGGTAAAAAAAGTGTTCGTCCGTGGACAACTCACCGTCCCACTCTAACTCGTGGTCACCTGTGAACAGCGGAACGGCGGTGTCCATCGGGTCACCGCCTTCGCGGAGGACCAGCCGGTCGAGGTTATCTGTGTCTGGCCCCATGAACCCGCCAAGGGTCTGAAGGAACCTGATAATGACGCGGTGGAAGCGGATGAACTTACCTTGGCTCGTACCATCCCGGGCGCCGGCATCCTGTCGTAGTGTCTCAAAATCAGACGTATAGGCCAAACCAACATGAGTTATGGCAGATGACCTATCCAATGTAATTGCACCTGATGTTACAGTTTTATCGGCGTGAGTAGAACCTTCCGTTAGCACCTTCACAACCTCACCTTCAAGGTGGTCGAGGCCGGAGAGAACCGTGGCCCGCTCTCTGAGTTCGCCGCCAGAGACGTAGGTGGTGAATGCGGTGCTGTTGATGGCGTGGCGAAGGTCGCCCCCGCTGGTGTAGGAGGTGTATCCGGCTCCGGTGATACCCGACAATTGAAAAGTATCAGAGGTTTTGTTGGCTACGGTAAAACCCTTCCCGTTCAACTCGGTCATCCCGACGACACCAAATATACCGATTTCATCACCATCTGACAGACCATGTGCGGCGGCGGTAATAACTGGGGGGTTCGCTGCTGTCGCGGCTGAAATGGTGGTGTTCTGTTTGGTGTTGCTGAACAACTCCAAGGTGTTTGTCGCTGTCTCGCCCGCAATGTAGGCGACTCCGTTCAACTCCGTCATCCCTTTGACAAAAGTAATTCGGACATCGTCGCCGCCATCGACGCCGTGTGACGCTGACGTAATCACGCACGGGTCGGCGGCGGTTGCGGCGGTGATCGTCAGCGGTACGTCAAGGCTCAACCCGCAATCGACAAAGAAGGCGTCTTCAGGGTCGTTACTTTCTTCCCAGTGAGGTTTCAAATACTCAATGTAGCGGCGGGTCGCGCCGTTGATGTACCGCTGAACAACTATGTAAAGTTCGTCAGCCGTGCCGTTCGTGTTCGGTATGACGGCAACGCTCTCGACCTTGGTTTGGGCCGTTCCCGCGTCACTCTGCCCCCCTAGAACGTGCCGTGACCAGCCGACAACCTTCTGGTCGCGCTCGTAGGTCAAGCAGATCAACGTACCGTCCGTCAGGGTACACCATAGAAGGCTCTGAGGCTCTGTCTGGTACGTCATTTCCACGATACCAGAACGGCTAATATGTTCGGACACCAGCGTCAGGTCGGGCGCTCTGAAACCGTCATCCTCAAAGACGTAGGCTAGTTCGCGGACCTTACGCAACGCCCGCTGAACGAACAGGATGGCGCGCCCAGCCCGCATGGGTTGGATGTTGGCGCTACCGTAGGCAGATGACCGCTTACTCTGGACGTTGGCGGGGGTGGTGACGCCGCCTGTGTCAGACGGGCGCAAGACCCACTCGCCGCCTACGGTCCCAATCAACAGACCTTTCTCATCGTCTGCAATCCATTGGATAGCGTTGACGGTGTCAGCGGATAGATTGTTCGTAATGGCGTGATCGTCAACCACCGTGGCGTCAACGTCCGTGGGCGCGAAATTCTCAAAGTCACCCGTGCGGCTCATGTCCACACGTTGCGGCTCACTTGTCCCACCAGCAAAACAAAGCCTATTCTGGTGGAACGTAACCGCGCCGGGGTAGCTGGTGCTGTCTGACCAAGCCCCAAGCCGCCAGTCTGCCGTAGCGGTGGTAGCGGACGCATCAGGGCCGTCTATAAAAGCGGTGCAAGTCTTCGCGTTCGTAACCGCCGTGATCGTCAGATACGTCCACTCTGAAGCGGGGTCTTGCCAGCGGATGAGCCGCCCGACATCGGTGGACTTGAACCCGTCTTGATCGTTGATACCTTTGGTGTGTTGTGCGGACGTACCAGCGGACCCATACGAGGTGAAACCAGTGCTATCAATATCAACGTCAGACGTATTTTGTAAGCTGTAGCTATTAGCGTCTATGACCGTGACATGGTAAAATATATCGTTCAATTCCGTCATACCAACAACGGCTGCTATGAAAATCGTATCGCCGCTACTGTAGCCATGCCCGGTGTCTGTAACGACACACGGGTCGGCCTGGGTCGCGCCTGAAATCGTGGAAGTGGTGGGGTCAGCGGAAGTGACAGTGACGGACCCGGTAGTTCCTGAAAGCCCCATTGTTGTCGTTTCGGTGTTCGTCCGTAAATACGGGCCATCGGCGAAGGTAATGTCGGTGATCGTCCAGACGGTATCCGCAGAGCGCGAAATCTTACGCGGCTCGAAATCAGGGTGCGTCACATAAAGGATGTCTGCGCTCTGTGCAAATTTCAACTGAAACAGGGACGCCGTGGTGTAGGTGGTGGCTAACTCAATCGTTTGCGCGGACGTACCAGCGGACGAATAGGTGGTAAAAGAAGAACTATTGATGTTGGTCCCGTCGATGTTCGTCAGTTCGTAGGTGTTGGTGGTCTTACTAGCGACAAGATAATACTTGTCGTTCAACTCCGTCATCCCA